CATAGTCCATCAGCGTTATGAGTTTTATGGGGTTTCCTAAAGTAAAACTCAAATTCCCTATCATTCCCATTAGTGAAAAGGTAATCAGGCTTCTTCATACAATATAGTTTACAACTAAAATCGCAATTTTTTTATATTTTCCTTCAATAAATAATATATAATGAGTGTAAGATTAATTAGCAATAGTCTTTGATAATGAATATTTACTGCCAAAACTGCGGACAGCTCCATAAATACACGGCTCAAAAGCCGAATTTCTGCATGAAGTGTGGGACAGGGATGAGTTCTGTGGCTAAAGCCCCAGTTCAAGAAGTAGAGCAAGGCTTAGAGATAGAGGTTGAAGAGGATATTCCCCAAAACAAACAAGAGCTCTTCGAGTCTATACAAAAATTGGATTTTGAATCAGCAGCCTCAAGGAGGACAACTAAACTTGGATCACTAGCTGGAACATACTCAGAACAGGACAGAGCCCTAGCAAAAGCTAATGACCCCATGCCTAAAGCTAAAAGAGTTAATAAAAAAGCTTTCATGGAGGCATTCAAAAAAGAAGCTGGATCGTTAAGAGGCAAGGGTCCTGAAAATGCCTAAAAAACCTACTTTTGAAGATAAGATAGCTGAGATAGATCAAGAGATAGCAAAGAGGAGAAATAAGTGGAACCTCAATGCTCTTTCTTGGATCGACTTTGATGATATTAGCCAAATACTTAGGATTCATATCTACAAAAAATGGCATTTGTATGACCATTCAAAGCCGCTTCCTCCTTGGCTGAATAGGACTATATCAAATCAACTCAAGAATTTAATTAGAAACAATTACAGTAGTTTTGCTAGACCTTGTCTTAGATGCGCCGCAGCAGAGCCAGACAATCTATGTAAAATTTATTCCACTCAAAATAGCGACTGCCCAATATTTAAGAACTGGGAGAAGAATAAGAAAGACGCATACAATATAAAAATACCATTACCTTTAGACGGGAATGTCCAAGAGGTTTCCTCTAGAAGGGTGGAGTTGGTCGACATAGAGCAGTCAATAAAAAAAATCAACTCTAAGATGGAAGAGATGCTAAAACCAGTCGAGTGGAAGGTGTACAGGATGCTGTACATAGAAAACAAAAGCGAGAACGAGGTTGCTTCGGAAATGGGTTATAAAACCTCAGAAAAAAATAGAACTCCGGGATACAAACAGATAACTAACATAAAAAGGTCTATAATATTAAAGGTAAAGAAAGCCATCCAAAAAGATGAGATAGACATTTTTTAAGTTATGGATAAATCAAAGTATTTCAACGCAGACGGCTCCCACACTACGTATTTTGAAGATAATGGTCTAGCTTTAGATAAGCAAGCCTTAACTCTAGAAAAGTGGAATTCTAACGCCGAATCTCCTCCCTCTTTAAACGAGTTAATAAAAACTGGATTTCCAGACGACCCAAATCCAGATGGCAGGTCGAAGAATGGAAGGTTAATGAAGGAATTTTTAGCCTCTAGAGAAATTAAAGCTAGAGGAGCACAAGTTTATGTTCCTGCAAAAAAATTCGAACTAACAGAAGAGCATAAGCAATATATCGCTGAAAACGCATCAATTATGAGGCCGATTGACATCGGCAGAACCATGACGGGAAAGCCAGAGCTAACGAATTTAGATTTAGAAGTTAGAGCGGTAAGGGAGCATATAGAAGAGTTAAGAAAAACCACTGGTAGCTTCTACGAAGATAGAACAGTAGAAGAGGTCGCGATGTGGAAGCCTCCTTCTACTTTTGGTAAGTCCTTATCAAAGATAAATAAATTTATTCACGACAAGATATCTGAAGATAAAATGACCACGGCTCAAAAAAAGTGCGTTAACGCATTAATGGGCTACCTGCATTCTTACAGATTCATACATCAGATAAGCAATTTTGCTAGTGAAAATGATAGAACTTTATTTGAGAGTAGCTTCGTAAGATATACTCATGATAAAAGCGACTTAACTCAAGAAGAAGTTGATCAGTACATAGTTTTATCTGTTGAGGTTGTTTTATCGTCAAACATATTAAATAGAATCGAAAGATTAAATAATATGCTAGATGCAACCGCTAGCGATACAGAAGGAAGAAAGATTTCAATGGGTTTAGTAGAATCCATAAGACATTCCCAAACCGAATACAATCAATCCGTAGGTAGACAACAAAAACTCCTAGAGAGCCTAAAAGAGAAGAGGAGCCAAAGACTAAGTAAACAAATAAAAGAAAACGCTTCAATACTAAACTTAGTGCAACTATGGAAAGATGAAGAGTCTAGATTAGAACTCATTAAAATGGCTGAAAAACAAAAACAGTCAATAGAAGAGGAAGTAACAAGACTTTCGACTCTTGATGAAGTCAAATGCAGAATAATGGGCCTAACAGAGGAGGAGGCCATAAATGGTTAAATGCAAAGAGTGCGGGAAAGAGTTTAAAACAGAAAAGAGTCTCCATGCTCATATTAAGCAGCACAAGATGAGACTGGCTGAGTATTATCAAAAAAATTTCCCCAGAAAAGATCTATACTCAGGCGATTTGATAAAATTCAAGTCTAAAGAATACTACTTTTCCACTGACTTTAATGACAGGAGAAATCTCAAAAAGTGGCTCGAAAGTCAAGATGAGCAGTCCCAAAAAGATTACTGTAGGAAAGTTTTACAGGAAAGAAAAGATAAGAAAAATTTATATTACGCGCCATCTCAAGTAGAGCTGAGATCCGTTATGACTCCTCCAGTACAATACTATCTTAAGGTATTTGGTAGCTACTCTGAAATATGCGGCGAGCTTGGGTTAAAAAGTAAATTCAACGATCTAAAGAGCGAAATCAAGGATGCAGATGTGCCATCGGACTGCATGATTTACATAGATACAAGAGAACAGAAGCCATTCAAATTCGATATTCCTTTCGAAGTGAAAACCTTAAAGTTTGGAGACTATGCTTTAAGCGACAAGGAAGTTTCCGGTAACTGCTACGTCGAAAGAAAATCTCTAAACGATTTCATAGGAACTATGAGCGGCGGATATGAGAGATTCAGAAAAGAGATAGAAAGAGCTGTTGAGCAGGATGCTTATTTAGTTGTGTTGGTTGAGCGTTCGATAGAAGAAGCTATGAACTTCAACAAGCTTCCATATGTTTCTAGCAAAGTTAGAGCAACTCCAGAGTATATCTTTAATAGAGTAAGAAGCTTGAATCAGGACTTTAAAAACGTCCAGTTCTTATTCGCTAAAACAAAAACTGAGGCGGTTAGGTTAACTAAGAAAATATTTTTCTGCAATCAAGCTTTCAAAACTCAAGACTTACAATTAGCATATGATATGAAAAAATTATGAGAAAGCCTATTTGTATAAGTTATGAAGAGGCTTTAATAATATTGCTCATGATTATACTTATAGCGTATTTAGATTAAAATGTGGTATTCGGCTGAAAAATATAATGAGGGAGTTGTAGATTTAAACTCCGAGCTAAAAGAACTGAAAGGAGAGCTTGAGGATAAACAGGCTAGAATTACTTTAGCAAAGTTTCTTAGAAACAATTTAACTATGACTACTTACTGGCTTACCGGAATTAAGCTAGCGCCTTTTCAAGAAGTTATGCTTAAAGGTTTCTTAAATAGAAACTTTAGCATGTGTGTTTGGGGTCGTGGCTGCGGCAAGACTTTTATAGCTAGCGTTTTTTGTTTCTTGCAATGCATTTTTGAACCAAACACTAAAATCCTAATAGCTGGCCCTACTTTTCGTACAGCTAGATTTATTTTCAACAACCTAAAAAATATAGTAGAGACTAAAGAAGCAAAATTACTAGCTCAAGCGTTTGGCGCGAAAACAGAAAGAAACGACCAGCACGAATGGAAGATAAATGGTGGAACCATTACAGCGATCCCTTTAAGTGGTGAAAAAATTCGAGGGTTCAGAGCTAACGTGCTTGTGCTTGATGAGTTTTTACTGTTACCCGAAGAGACAATTAAGAATGTTTTAATGCCTTTTCTTGTCTCTCCCCAAGATCTCAAAAAGAGACTACAGGTTAGGGAGCGGGAAGACGAGCTAATTAAAAAGGGCTTAATGAAAGAAGAGGATAGGCAGGTATTTAAAAATAATACTAAGATGCTAGCTCTTTCTTCTGCAAGCTATACTTTCGAGAATTTATATAAAACCTATAAAGATTGGATGGGGAAGATATACTCTGACGAAGTAGGGGAGGCTTCTTATTTCATATCGCAGATGAGTTATGA